CCAGCTCTTAGTTAAAACCTCTTCGTAATCAATCATTGCGACCTCCCGTAGATCTCATGCATTGGTGATACCCGTTGTAATAGGCATCCGTCTTGTACTCCTGCGCGACAATCTTTTCCTCGCAGTCAGTCCAGCCGGCAATAAATGCCTGCTCACACAGCTCAAGGTAATCCTGTAGCCGTGCATCCATCTCGGCCTCACCGATAGTCTTAGGCCGGTCAGTAATCCAGAACAGCGCGTCCAGCTCTTCTTGACTCAGTAACTTATCGCTCATAGCGACATCCCCCTCTCGTATTTGTAGGCAGACAGATCATCAGGCTCGCCCATTTGCGCGTTAAATTTGTGCGACTCTTTTACTAGCCACTCTTCAAGAAACGCGGAACAACCACACCAAAACAGGTCGCGGGTAGTCTCGACCCACGCCCCTGACGCCTGGCTATCAACAAACAGATTCATCAGCCACTCAGCCATATAGTTACGACACGACTGACCAACGGCCCTGTAAAACTCCTCGAACACGGCAGTAGCCATGATCTCGTCGTAGTCATTGAGAAACGCCCACGCAACTAGCTCGCCACGCGTCTCGCCAACGATTAGATCAATGTCTGATTGCCAACCCGGAAACCTCTGATTGAGGTCGTGAATATCAACGTACATAGCTTTCTCCCTTTGTGTACCTAGACGCCTTGCGGCGTTTCGCCTGAGTCTCACAGGCTCATCAGTAGGCTTAAAAAGGGATATCGTCGCCTTGAGGTGAAAACCACACTTCAGTAGTTTCAAAGCGAGCAGATGCAAGAAATGGGCACACTGCGTGTGCATCTACGTAAACTGGCTGCGCACGATCTAACTCTTCTTGTACGTAATCGCGTGCGTTCTCGATAGCTTCTTCGTAAGTCAGTAACATAATAGTTTCTCCCGTCCGTGCGTTATTGCACATAAGAGATACTACACATAACTTTCAAGTGTTGCAACATCTGAGACACAAAATGTTGCAGTTAAGCAGTTGGGTGTGTCGCCTTACGCGACAGCGAGGTGTTCTACGTGGAACTTAGGGGTACTCTCCGGTACGGATCATGTGGGCTACTTCTTGTGCCCGGTTGCCTACCTGGGTGGCCCAGCGGGAGTCGAGAAAGTGCTCTGCTGCATCTGCGTATGCACCAACGGCCATCGAGGATAAAGCATTCTTGAAGTTAGCCAGTCGGCTTAGGCCTAAGTTGAAGCACATATTGATTAGGGCGTCTTGGCGCACCTCATCAAGATCAGAGAACCACGAGTAAGTTCCTAGCTCATCACGGCACCGGGCAATGTCATTCTCTAACAGGTAGTCGATCTCATCGTCGGATAAGCCGAGACCAGAATCGGCAATGTTTCGGCCTACGCCGATAGTCTCGTAACCGGCAGAGCATAGGTATACGTGCTTTCGTACACCCTCGTGTATTCGTAGTTGATCAGATAGCTTACTCATAGATTCCTCACTTGCCTCCCATGTTGCTGAAGCCGTAGTAGGCGGCAACGATGGCGGCGATAGATACATAGTAGATATTAGACATAGATGACAGTAGGGTGCTTGCATTGGGCAATCCCAGCCACTCAGTAAGGATTACGCCAAAGGGGAATACCAGCATACCCATGAGAGAGAACCACGCCATACGGCGCTGTGCGTCCCTCTTAGCGTCGGCGTCCTCCATAGCCCGACGCTTATCCTCCAGCATGATCGCTCGCTCTTCATCGTCGATGATGCCGTCGTTATTGAGATCGTAGTCTTCTTTAGTCATTTTTCTGAGACGCACCGAAGTAGAAGCTGATCACCGCAGAAACCAAACCGCCCATGTAACCGAGCACGAGGTTGATTAGCTCCATTGAGTTCTGCTCTGGCGGCATAATCGTAATCATGGCGATATATCCACAGAAGAAGCCGACCATGACCAAAGCAATAATCTTGGCTGTCCAATCCTTAGCGAAGTGGTTTCTGGCATCTTGAGTGTCAGCCGCTTCGAGCGCAAAGACATCCACGTCCATTTGCTTCATCTTCGCCTCAAAATCCAACTCAGCTTTTTTGATCTCAGCTAATTGCTCGGGCGTTGCGTTCTGCATGGCCTTCTCGATCTTCTGCGGCTCAGGGTCGCAACCCAATACCTCAGCAATCATGTTGGCCGCCGCGCCGCCTACCGGGCCACCAAGGGCCGATCCCAGTGTAGGGGCCAGCGCTCCGATAACGCCCTTTAATGCACCAAACTTCATAGGAAATACTCCGTGCCTTTAATTAGGCCAAAGATGAAAAGGGTGTTGCCGAAGATCATGCGCTCTAATCTCTTAAACTGACTGCCACCGTCATCGAGTCGCTTCTCTATCCTGTCCAGTCGATCCTCAATTGACTTACGAAGGATCTCGCACTCCGCTTGGTGGATCTCAATTCGCTTCAATGCCTCTTCTGCTGTGTCCATTACTTATCCGCCAGTGGGTTGTCCAATGCCTTCTGGACTAGCGCCTCTAATCGCTCTTCCAGCTCCTTCATGTCCTGATCCTGAGACGTGCGTAATTGCTCACGTCGATTCTCAAACCGCTCATCAGCGGCATCAATCATCTCTCTCACGTCTTTTTGTAGAACATCCATAGCATCGCGTAACTCTCGCGTATTACTTCTCACGAGATCCTCAGTGCGATCTGCCTGCTGTTCGATCCTGATTATATCATCGCGCAGACCGTTTTTAATGTCTCGGCTATACTCCACGGCCTCAGTCACTTTGGTGTCCATGACCTCCATCTGCTGCTGGTACGCCCCAAGGTCTAACGTCGCTATCTCTTCGACCTTCTGGTACATCAGGAACCCGCCATATAGGGTTCCACAGAGACTACTCAGCACACCAAAGGCCGCAAGCCGCGCACCCCATGACATCCGGGATACGTGCCCGGTTACCATCTTTACCTGATCTTCTATGTCTTCGCTCAATTCTCAAAGTCCCCCTGGCCCTGCGCCATCCTTCGCAAGTTATCAACCTCACGGCGTAGCTTCAGCACCTCTAGTTGCTTCTTCTCCAGCTCCAGCTTGTACAAGGTGTTGCAGTTGATTCGCTCTTCTGGCCCGTCTAATGGGATGACAATGCGCGCATAAACACCTATGTCTTTGCGTTGTGGGTTGATAGGGTCACGCCCTGAGAAGGGGTCTTGTGCGTCGTTAATAATTCCCGTAACGCCAAACTCTAAGTTAGTGCCACCACCGATAGCGTTGGAGCAATCCAAGTCACCGGCACGGAACTTATCCGATTGATAGCTTGTTGGCCCACTCGGTAGCTGTAGGTTGAGTGAGTTGTTCTGCGCGTAAGCACTCATACAAAGAAACGGCAGTAGTAATGCGATCCTCTTCATAGCAGTGGCGGCCTAAATTTGGAGCATATGCGCGAGGCGATAACTGTACCTTCTGATTTATCACGCCGTAGCTTCGATTGAGAACAGATGTAGTGCGCACGCTTGGCGTCATCCTCTCGAATGTAGACGTCAAACCGGACGTGCGACAGGTACTCAACCTTCAATATGCGATAGCCAGTGACGAATGGCACTGGGTTCCACTTGGCATCAAAGACACCTATTTCATACCACTCTACGTCTTGCCGCTTGTTAAACATCCGCATCTGAGTTTGCATGATGTCATCCACGTACGAGGGTTTTAGCCTCGGGTATGTCGGAAGCATCTCATGTGCAGTCGTTGATGCTGCGGCAGACGCTAAAACTACCGCTAGTGTCTGATAGAACATTTTTAATTTGCGATACATTCTGCCATCACAATTGCACGGTACTGACCGCCAGGGAATGACTTGCCGTAGCCATACTCTGCTTTGCTGGTCACCTTGAACCATGTAGATCCAGCAGTGTGCAGGTCAAACTCAGTCGTGTACTCGTACTGAATCTTGTCAGTCTCATAGTCGGACATAAGCGTATCTGACACCTCGCTGACCTCTACATCCGACGTCCACACCACGGTGTCGTTTAGTGTAGGTGACGTGCTAAAGGTGCTAGGAGCTATCACACGAGCCGTATACGCCTCACCTAGCGCAACGTCATACCGGATAATGGGCATGACACCGCCATCGGTAGGCAAGGTGCTTAACGTCCCCGCCGTTGGGTTTCCAAATACGCCATTAATGTCGGTGTTAATCTGACACTTTGACTCTATGTTACCCGTAATAATTGCCTCTTCCCCCAGCGCCGGTAGTGCTAATAGTGCCAGTGCGCTTATTACTAATTTATACATCACTCATTCCTCACTTATATTGTGAATCGATCATTTGTTGGTGCAGGAGCTGTTGCGCAAGGCCGTTGCGTAAGCCTCGCGGATTGTCTGGTATATCCTTTGTCGGCAGGGTCACCGTATCTCGGTAAACACCGCCCTCTAGCTTTGCTTGGTAATAGGGGTCAAACCGCATCTCATTCGCCATAGCAGCTACCATGAAATCTTGAGATGTCTCACTTGCAATGCTAAGTGCATTTTCTGACGCCGCTAACCCCTTTTCTAGACGGTCATCATCTGCACGCTCTACCTTACGCCGGTTCTTATTATCCCGGTCAAACAGCTCAGGATCTGTCTCTTGTGTCGCCTCTAGCACGGCCTGATCATTCAGTGCGTCATACACCTCTATTTG